AATTATGATGATCATGACGATGAGGAAAATGATAGCTAATGGCTAGTTTGGCTCTGATAGTAACAATAATCTTTTTCTCTGTGATAATTATAGGGCCATTAAGTTACATCTTATCTTTATTTAATTGGATGCCAAAGCCTTTTGTGTGGATCATGGGATTGCTCTGCATACTTGTTGGAGGCATGACGTTTACTCTGCCTGTGGTCTTTTTAAAAGTTTTGGGTCTGATAGACATAGCCATAGGCTTTAAAATAATATCGGACAAGTCTCAAAAATGAATACTAAAATTTGCTCCAAATGCAATGAAGATAAATGTACAACATCTTTTAGTAAAAGAAAAGCATCCAGTGATGGATTACAAAGAGTATGTAAAGATTGCTCAAAAATAAGAAATGAGCAATTCTACAAAGAAAATAAAACATACTATCAAGAAAGATATATCTCTAATAAAGATGCTATATTAATACAAAATAAAAAATGGAATAAACAAAACAAAGACAGAACAGACCAACATAAATTACAATTTTATCAAAATAATCCATCATATCATAAAAAGTATCTCGAAAAGAATAAAGAAAAAATAATCAAAAACAGAAGACATAGAGAAAATTTTAGAAGAAAAACAGAACCGTTATTTAAGCTTAAAAATAACTACAGAAATAGATTGTATGACTATTATCGTGGAACTAATAGAAGCAAAAGATCAGAAGAAATAATTGGATTATCATGGATAGAATTCAAACTATACATAGAAACTAAATTTTTAGAAGGAATGAGTTGGGATAATTATGGAGAGTGGCACATAGATCATATCATCCCACTATGCTCTGCGTCAAACGATGGTGATCTTGAAAAGCTTTTTCATTATTCTAATTGTCAACCATTATGGAAAAAGGATAATATCTCCAAAGGTGGAAAAATAATTTTCTAACGCTTGACAACAGCTATTGCCGATGATACAATTGCTACATCACAGGAACGATAACACTTTTGGAGAACAAATATGAAATTGGCAGATAGGACGATTGAGACGCATAACAGAGGAGTAGTTTCGGAAAGTCAATTTACCATCTCACAAAATGCGAAAATGTTCAAAATCCTTTCAGATTCTCTTTATTCTGACAAGGTTATGGCTGCAATTCGTGAGCTTTCAACTAATGCTTATGATAGTCATATCTCTGCTGGAAATAAGAATCCCTTTAAAGTGACTCTGCCCACCGCTGCTAATCCTACCTTTATGGTTAGAGACTATGGTACTGGTCTTAGTCAGGATGATATGGAGGACTTGTATACAACCTATGGAGCGTCCAACAAGAATGATAGCAATGATTTTGTGGGTTGTCTTGGTCTTGGTTCCAAGAGTCCATTTGCTTATACTAAGAGTTTTACTACAGCTTCTTATTTTAACGGCAAGAAATATACCTATGTTGCTGCCATTGATGAAAATGGTGTGCCTACTCTTAATCTCTTTAATACATCAAACACATCTGAGCCTAATGGTCTGGAAATTAGTTTTGCTGTAAAGCAGCAAGACTTCCAAGAGTTTAGTAATAAGGCTAAGAGGATTTTCCACTACTTTAGAATGAAGCCTATTATTGAGGGCGGTCTTTATCAGAATCTTCAAGATCATAAGTATAGCAATACCAATATTGTTGTTAGTGGTAATGGGTGGAGAGTTTGCCGACTCCATAATGATCATCAATACTATCCGAATGTTTATCATCGTATTGATAGTGGTGTGATTGCTATCATGGGTAATATTGCATATCCTGTGCAAACAGCACAAATTATTGGTCAGGACAAAGAGGAGATGCCAGACCATATTCAGAAGTGGAACAGGGCTTTCCAAAAGGCAGATATTGATAGTTGGAAGAGTTTCGTTAGTGAGATTATAAATTCTGGTCTTTATCTTGAATTGGACTTTGGTATTGGCGAACTGGAAATGGATGTTTCCAGAGAAGGATTGCAGTATACCAAGGATGTGATTAAAGCTTTGCGTAAAAAGACTCAAGAGATTTATCTTGAGATGAAAACAGAATTTTCTAAGAAGATTCAAGAGGCAAAGACTAAGGTAGAAGCTATTACTCTTTATTATACCATGAATGAACTTGCTGGTGGTTGGGGAGTTGGTGCATCATGGACTGACTCTAAGGGTAAGGATCATTCTATTAATTCTGGAAATGATTTGGAATATAAAATTCCTGCCGGTAAGAGTTTGTATGTTTTTAATTATAAAACAGCGGGCTTTAGGTCACGCAGAATGGTGGCTCTTACAGATAAGATTCACCATGAGACATTAACAGGTAAAGGCTATAATTACTGGAATAATAATAAGAAGTCTGGTAAAATGGCTTTCTTTGTGTGTGATGTTAAGGGTGAGGAAACCGCAAAGAAAATTCTTACCAAATATTGTAATCAAAACGACTGCTTCGCTTATATGATGATTGATACTAAAGATCATACTAAGAGTAGTGAAGGTTTTGATAAACTGATTGAAGATATTGGTTCTGAAAATATTCTCAAGGTTTCAGACTACAAACATCTGACACAAAGTTCTGGACCAAGAAAGTCTTACAATAGAAATTCTAATGGTAGCGTTAGCGATCAAGACGTATTCTTTATTCATGGTTATGATAAGGATAGCAAGCAGATTACTAATCCTTACAACGACGCTACTTGTCTGAGAATTCTTTCAGAAGAACAACTGGAAGATTTTCTGGAACAAGATGAAATCGTCTATGTTCCTATGCTACGTTATAAAACGGAAGCAGATAGTGGTTGTCCAGAAATTGGTAGTATTTCTCGCACCTTTAGTGATGCTGGATTAAATACTATAGTCAAGGATTTGATTGGTAATAATAAGATTTATGCTATCAAGAGTGCTTTTATCAAAAAGCTTCAGAATGATGGTTATAATATGATTAGCTTTAATGATTTCTTCAAGCGTCAACTAAGAGTTGTGGCAGATAAGCATTTTACAAAACTATCCTCTTTTAATGGTCTTGTAGAATCTTGCAAGAAAGATTTTTCTAACCAAGAAGAACAGGCTACATACAGATACTATAATTTTGGTTCAACGGAAAAGCAATTTCTATTCCATATACTTAATATCTTTGGGCTAGACTATGCCAAGTTTATTAAAAATAAGGATATGGTAGATATTTTGAATAAGACTATGATTACAGAATTTTTTGCTAGAACTATGAATGATCATTCTTTTAGAATTGCAAAGTTTAATCAAGCAGATTATTTTGATCATATCTCAGATATTATGAAAGACTTTGGCATGGATACTGTTGATCCTAAAGATATTCGATCTGCAAATATTGCATATAATACTTTAGTTAATCTAATTAGTGGTTGTCTATATGTTGGGACTAATGCTGATGAAGCTACCAAGTATCTCAAGATTATTCGTGTGGATTCTACTGGTAATCTGAAAACGTGGACAATAAAGGAACTTAGAGAAACCCTTAAAAAGCATATTGATCAGAATCCTATGATCAAGTTTATTATGGGAACTAATCAGGTTTCTGGTGATTTGGTTGATCTAAATAAGAAGAATCCTATTATGCAACTTGATGATCGTCAGTCTTATTATAATAATAATGGTAAGATCTGGATGGTTCAAATGAGCGAGGAGAATATTGACCTGTTTAAAATTCAGTTGAGTAGTCTTATCAAGTAGTCAGAAATTGTTCAAGACCCCTTGACAAGCTTGACGATTAGTGTAAAATGACAGTATCACAGGTATCGAAACTTTAATTTTTAGGAGTTGGATTATGGCTGTTCCGTTTATGTTTGTGGATGGTAATTTGACACTGGTTCTAAATAACCAGAGTTATCAGGTGTTGCCGGATCATATCAACTATAAGTTGATTCTGGAAAAACTTCCCTCTGCTACAGCAGAGGAACTGTTGGAGGTTGTTGATGTTCAAAAAGCCGTTGCTACTTTTAGTGATGGTCTTGTGGAGATCAAGAATGGTCAGGTCACTTATGAAGGTGAGCCTGTTCATGGATCAATTAGCAAAAGAATTCTAGAGTTTATGAGCAAGGGACTACCGTTCCAGCCGCTCGTTAATTTCCTGAATAATATCATGGAAAATCCCAGTATGCAGAGTCAAAAGGAACTTTATGATTTCCTTGAACATGAGCATCTGCCAATTACTGAGGATGGTCACTTTCTAGCTTATAAGGCTGTTCGTAGTGATTATAAGGATAAGTATCGTGGGGTTTTTGATAATCGTGTTGGTCAGATTTGCACTATGCAAAGAGCAAAGGTTGATGATAATCGTGCTAGGGGTTGTTCTGATGGGCTTCATGCTGGTGCATTGAACTACGTTGCTGGTTATGGCAGCCTAGAATCTGGTGACAGGATTGTGATTGTTAAGATTAATCCTAAAGATGTTGTGAGTGTTCCAAGCGATTGCAATTGCGAAAAGCTTCGCACATGCCGATATGAAGTTGTTGGAGAATATGAGGGTGAATTGCTAAAGCCCCTTTATTCTGCTGATTTTAGTCAGGATGACTATGAGGATGAGGACGAAGATTACACCAGTGAAGAAGGTTACTGGAATCAGTTTGACGAGGATGAGGATGATGAAGAATATGAGGACGATGCAGATTTTGAGGATGATCAGTACTAATTATTAATAGAAAGTGGAGTCTGGCGACTAAAGATATTAGCCTCTAGCCTATAAAGCATACGCTAATTGAGAGGGTTCGATTCCCTCCCACCTTTTAGAATATTGTTTTTAATAATAACATTTATTATAATTATAAAGTCTTTCCAAAAGGAAAACTAATGTTTGGTAATGATATTAGCCACCAGTCATCTGATAAAGATAATATGAAGACTTATGGCGATCCTATGCCTGTGCTACCAGTGTCCGATGACGATAAAGATGCTCTCCAGACGCTTCCAAATGATCCTGGTGACGAAGATATAAGTCTCGACGGTCAGCAGACCAAGCTTTTAAAAATGGTGGTGGAGTTCCTAAATCAAGTGAGTACCCCACTATATTTTAGCGGCAACAGATTCCTATCCGGTGCTGCTAAAGAACTAGCTAATGAACTTAGTGATAAGTTTTGTATAGGATAAAAATGAACGAAGAACATGATGACAACTATGATGATAGTCATGACTATGATGATAGTCAGGACAATTTAGAGAACAAGTATAAACATTACTTTAAGTTTGATCCAGAAGCATGGGACTCTTGGGGTAAAATGTTACAAGATGCTCTAAATGATATAGTTGAAAGTTCTCCAAATGTATGGTATGTTGGTGGTTTCGGCATCCCGCCTGCCTCTGGTTTTCCAAGCAAGTCGATTCCTGTGAATAGTTACTTCTCCAATACTGGCAAGGGTAATTCCTTCCAGTATTTGGGGAATAACTATGATAATGTTAAAGTATGGAAGAAAAAATATTTTATACATGACAAAATTCAACACGATTATATTAATCATATAGTCTCTCATTCTGTTTATTTTTTAAAACAGCCACATTACTACAAAGGAATGTTTGATATTTTAAATTAACATTATACATATGGAAAACAAAGAATGGTATTATATACATGATTTTGATGACTTTGTAGAAAATGCGAGAAAACTTGTTTTTAAATTCTTTGGGCAGGCTTCCGAGGCTGAAAAACAAGAGGAGAAAATGCTGGGTGCTAGTTTATTAAAGCTATCAAAGGAGGAGATAGAAGAACTAGACACAACATTAACTCATTCTGAGTCAGCTTTAATAGTTAAACAAATAGCAAAAAAACAAATAAATAAAAAGAACAAAAAAGAAAGATATTTAATAAATGATAAGATACTTAATGCAATTATTGAAGAGCTTAATTCTAGAATGATAAGCAATATATTAAATAATCTTGTCAACAGAGGAGTTCTAGAGAGTGCTTACGATGCTGATGTAAATGATTTTGTTTTTTGGTTAAAAGAAGACGAAAATAAATCTTAAATAATTGGTTTCATCTATTTTTGGAAAGGGTTCAACATGGGTAACTTAATAAGACCAACTAATTTTAAAGACATTATTGGTCAGTCAGAGGTAATAACAAGATTAAAAATTATCACACACGGCTGTATTAATTCCGATGGGGTTCTTCCTCATATTTTAATTGATGGTCCTCCTGGCTTGGGGAAAACAACAATAGCTAGTGCTATAGCAAATGAGCTGGGAGTTAATTTATATACTCTCAATGCTGCCAATGTTCGTAGTGTAAAAAATATTTTGCCATACATTATGGGTATTGCTCCAAGATCTATTCTGTTTATTGATGAAATTCATAGACTGCCTAAAATTGTTGAAGAATTCTTATATCCCGTAATGGAAGATTTTGTTCTTAATATAACAGTTAAAGGTGAGGACGATAAAGACAAACCAGAAACTATTGATCTTCCTATGTTTACTATTGCTGGGGCTACTACCAGTGGCGGAAGTCTAAGTCAGCCATTTTATGATCGTTTTGTTATTAAGGAGCATTTGTCCTACTATGACGTTAATGATTTAGCTAAACTGGCCGGGTTAAACGCCCGAAAGCTTGGACTAATGATTGACGAAAGTAGACTTCTAGAAATAGCGGAAAGAAGCAAAGGAACTCCACGAATTTTAAATGGTAGACTGTTGTGGTATAAGAATTATACTTCTTACTATCAGAATAATACTATGACTATTGATGAAATATTCAAAAATCAGGGTATTGATAGTATGGGGTTAGATTCTAATGATCGTCTCTATTTGGGGGCTCTCAAAAAATCTAAGGGTGTTCCTCTTGGTCTTAAAAGTATTTCAGCTATGACTGGTATTGCTATTGATACGATAGAAAATAGTATTGAGCCATTCTTGGTTCGACAAGGCTTAGTGGTTAGAACTCAAAAAGGAAGAATAATTGCTTAAAATAAACATAATCAAATTATTTATACTAATAATATTGT